TCGTTATTGTTCGGGATTGGCAGGGGCATTGCTTAGTGGGATTGTAACGGTGTTTTGGTTGGACTCGGCAAACAAGTCCGCTTGCATGTAAATGTATTGGAGGGCCGATTTTACGCAGTCAGCGCACCACCAATTTGTAGGCGGTCGTCCGTGAGCGGTCAGGATGGCTTGCAGTTCACCAACCGCATCGGGTGGTAAGCGCATCGTTAGGGATGCGATGTATTGGTCCCAGTACTTCCTGTGCTTCTGGGCAATTACGAACTGGTCGTTGGTCATTTGAAGGTCCATTCCCGAATAATTATTGCGGTGGCAGATGAGGCAAGCCCAAGGATTGGGGCCAAGTACCATTGGCAGGTCGGCAGGGTCAGGGCAACCCCAAGCCAAAACCCGAAGCAGGTCATACACGAAAACGGCTTCCGCTTCGCAAAGGGCAAAGCGTAGAACCATCCCGGCAGGACCCGGAACTCCACGACCGCAAGGGTCGCTAAGGCACTAATCAGGATGGGATAGACCAGAATATCCATTGGACTCGATTGCGGTTTTGATTTTGGCCTTGGCCTGCTCTATGGAGTAAATGATAGACCTGTAAGGAATGCCCGTTTCCCGGCTCATGGCCTTCATGTTGCCTGTCTGCATGAGCAGGTTCAGCAGTTCCTTGTCGTATGGGAACGCCCCGTCCTTGGCCCAAGAGTCCATCTCGCTTTGGGCGATGGCCCAAAGGTCGTCAAGCAGGGAGTCGTAGTCCTTGCCCAGTTCTTGGGTTTCGGGGTCCACTTCGACTCGCTCGTCGTGGTGACGGTACTTCTTCGCAAATTGGTTGTTGTTGCCCCGGTACAGGTTCATTATCAGGCGAACGATGTAGAAGCGCAGGTATCCCTGCACCTGCATCTTGGTAATCTTGTCGGGGTCCTTTTCCAGTAGGATCAGGACGACCTCTTGTTCGAGGTCCTTCCAAAGCGGATTGCCCCCCGTAATGGTAAGGCAAGCCTTGCGGATTTCTCCGCTGCGGTACAGGTCAAGGATGACGTTCTCTGCGTTCACTCACGCAAAGATGGAGGGGGTTCTCGCTAATGTTGCAAAAAATCCCGTGTCCTGTTGAGAACCTGTGTACGCAGAAACTTGATGTCGGGCCTCGCTCTCATGTTTATCGCAAGGATTTCAAGGTTGTGCATGACTGTGGCGTGGTTCCTCTTAATGATTCGACCGATTTGACAGTAGGTGTAGAGGTACTCGGAGTAGGCGATGTCAGCAAAGATGCTTCGAGCAAGGACCAGTTCTTGGGTCTTGACATTGCTCAAGATGTCGTCCGGGCTGACTCCGACAACCTCTGCCGTGTAACCGAGTATGGTGCGAGTGATTAGGTCCATGGTTAAAGCATTGATTCAGTTAAGTTTATTCTCTCCCCTATCCACCGCATTACCGGCACCGCCATTGAGTTACCGCAGGCCTTGTACCTTGGCCCATCGGGGCATTGGTCGGCATCCTTGTTGCGGTAGGGAATCTTCGTCCAATCATCGGGGAATCCCTGCAAGCGTTCGCATTCCTTGGGGGTCAGCCTTCGGATGGCTATCGGTTGCTGAACCAATGGCGTATTGCCTCCTCCCGTTCCATATGTCGCACTCACGGTATCAGCGACATCCTTTGGGCCATTGACTCTTGAATCTTGAGGATGCGATTCGTAGTAAAGAGGTTGGGTAACGGCTAATTGATTATCTCCCGGCTCTGACCTTAATGTTGGGGATGTGCCATTATCCGAATACCCATACCCAAGCCTTTGCATCTTGCCCGGTTCAAAGGCTATCGGTTGGGCAACTGCGTGTCTATCTCCTTTTGTTAAAGTTGGAGATGGGTCATATTCTTGTCCAATACCTAATCCATTGCCTTTTCCATCTTGCTTATTTCCTCGTTTACCATTAAAACGTGTTGCTTGGTCGTGTATTGGTATCGGTTGGGCAACTGCGTGTGGCCCTCTTGCAACTAAAGATGACATCGTTTCTCCTGTTTCAATCCTCGGCTCGTATTGTGCGTTCTCGCCTTGGTTGAATGCGGCTCGGTCAATGATTACATTAAAGCCATCCGCTCGGCTGTAATCATCACAAGTTGTTTGAAGGGTAGCCGCTATTTCGGATTGCTGGTTTCCGGCAAAGACTGTCGTTCCAACGCTTCCTTGAGCATCGGAGGCAACTTCTTCCCTCTTTTTTCGGCTCGGTTTAGTATTCCCTTGCAGGCTTTCGGACTCAAATAGAACCGCTGCGGCAACTCTCCAATCTCCAAGGTATCCGACAACAAACACTCTTCTGCGTCTTTGTGCCACTCCGAAGTATTGAGCGTCAAGAACTCTGTATGCGAACCCATACCCGAGTTCCCCCAACGCCCCGAGGAAGGTACCAAAATCTTTTCCTCCGTTGGACGACAATACCCCGGGGACATTTTCCCACACGACCCACTTGGGACGGAATTTATCAGCGATTGAAAGAAAAGTAAGCATGAGGTTTCCTCGTGGGTCAGCAAGACCTTTGCGAAGTCCTGCGACGGAGAAGGATTGGCATGGGGTTCCCCCCACGAGAAGGTCAATTGGTCGTTCATCTGCGATTGGGTTTTGGTTAATGGTTGTCATGTCGCAAAGGTTTGGGACATGGGGGAAACGATACTTTAGGACTTCGGAGGGAAACTGCTCTATTTCGGAGAACCATTGCGGTTCCCATCCAAGGTCGTGCCAAGCGACTGAGGCTGCCTCAATGCCTGAACAAACTGAACCGTACTTCATTAGAAAGGGTTTGGGGGTAGAGGCATCCAGTAGAGAACTGAGGATAATTTATTGTGGGCCTCCCAACAAAAAGATGCATCATCAAGCTCAGATAAAGATTCTACGGTTTGATAGCCATGTTCTGTAAACACTAAAACATCTTCACCAAGAGCGGGTTTCTTTTTTTTCAATTTAATCCATTTTCTGCTCCGCTCTTCAACAAGCCTAATAATTTCTTCTTGCTGCTTCTCAGTTAGCATCACATCACCATTCGAATCTCGCATCTGCTCGAAGCATGAGCGCAAGCTCCATTCGGTTTTGATTGTTTTGTTTTTCATGAGTTTCGGTTAAAAAGGGTTTGGGGGTAGGGGCATCCAATGGCTCACTTCGATTAGGAACCACGTTTGGTGTTCGTAGTACCAACGGCCATCTCCAAGCCATGCGTAGGCTTGATTCATGTCGGTCGTGAATATCAGGACTGGCTCGTAAGGTGTCGGCATACGGTCCAAGCATTTAATCCATTCCATGGTCAGGCGTTTTTGGCTTGGAGGATACGACCGAGCAGGGTCCAGTTGACGGACCAAGGCTTGATGGTTTCGGATTTGTCGGGGCGGTTGCAGTTGACGCACTCCTTTCGGATGTGAATCTGCCAGCGTCGGAAATCGGTTGGTGTGGTTTTCATGGGTTTGGGGTTTGGTTGGTAAGGTTATAGGCTGACGATTGGGGTTGGTTTGTCAGGGTGTAGGCTGACGGTTATATCCGATTGCGTATAGGCAAATATACACATCTATTACACACTTGCAACCACTCGCTGAAAATCCTCAATGCTTCGGATGACCTCGTATCGATACCCTGCTTCTTGGACGACTCCCTGCCACCACTTTTGGGAAAGGGACTGCTTGCCTTTCTCGGCTTTGAACTCAAGGAAGATGGCTCCTTTGTTTGACAGGTAGGTCATGTCTGCAACCCCAGCGGTAAGGCCGATGCCCTTGAGAAAATGACCGTTCGTTCGGCTTCGTGGGTTGTTGAGGTTGAGGAACAACCGCCCTTCTTCGTGGGGCTTCAAGAGTTTGAACAACTTGACGCAGGCGGCTTGGAGGGTGTATTCGGGGGTCATAGTGGATATTCGTTGGCTTTGGTGTAGGGCAGTTGGCATTGAACTTGGGCGATTCCAAGGCTTCCGTTCCGGTTCTTTCGGAAGATGACCTCCATCAGGTCTTGCTCGGCATTCTTGTCGTGTTCGTAGGGGCGGTACACGAAGGCAATCTTGTCGGCATCGAACTCAAGTTGCCCGGTTTCTCGCAGGTCGGACATGATGGGACGATGGTCTGCCCTGCCTTCGGTTGCCCGTGATAGCGAAGAAACCACGACCCCAAAGACCTTTTGGCGTTTGCAGATTGCTTTAAGTTGTTTGGAGATGTTGGTCATCTGCTCGATTTTGGGCTTTCGCTCATCAATCTTCGCAGGCTCTACGAGTTGCAAGTAGTCGAGGTAAAAGCCAACGATTCCGAACTTGGCCTTGAGTTTAGCAATTTCTCCCTCAATTCGGTCAAGGTTCGCTTGGTGCAAGTCCACGATGTAGAGAGGCTTGCCTTTGAGTTGGTCAGCCTTTTGTGCCAAAGTCAGGTACTGCTCCGTGGTGATTCGCTCGTCGGGTTTGAGGAATGCTGACCCGTCCATCGTTCCGAGGTTGGAAAGCATCCGCTGGGTCAGTTGGTCTGCTGACATCTCCATCGTGAAAAACACAACGGGAATATCGGCCATGGCTTGGTTCATGGCTATTTGCAGAGCGAGCAGGGTCTTGCCCATTGCCGGCCTACCACCCACGAGAATGAACTCGGAGGGCTTGAACCCGGTGCAGATGTTGTCGAGCGGGCGGATAAAGGTTTGGTAGATTTGGTCCTTTCGTCTGCCTTCCCGGACCTCGTTCATGTTGGCGAGGAAGTCCTTGGCGAGTTCATGTGCAGATGATTCGGAGGCGTTGGATTCAACCGCTTGAATGGATTGGTAGCGTTGAAAGGCTTTGGGGATGTCCCGGTCATGGGCGAGTTCTTCCATGATTCTTGCTTCTTCCCTCTCCTTCCAAAAGTCGTGCAGGTCGGATGCGTAGGTCTTCCAGTTGCTGACCATCCCTGCCACTGGGTCCATGCCTTCGATTAGGACGTGTCCTTGCCCTTGGTCTGCGAGGTACTTGTAGATGGTAACGACATCCACCTCTCGCTCTGCTTTGTGGAGGGACTCGATAGCCCGGTACAGGAGGACGTTGTTGCCGGTGAATAGGCGTTCAGGGATTTGGGTTAGGAGGACGGTTCGGTTTACGAACTTGTCCATAAGGCAGCCGAGCAGTTTTCGTTCAGCGGACAACTGGTAATGGTTCATCATCGGAGTTTAAGTTTGAGTATGCGAAGTTAGGTGTACGTTGGATGACTTGGTCATCCCATCTTTTGCCGTTGAGGTAGGTTGCGGCATGAGGGACGAATTGCACGGGGGTTTGAGAGTAGAGCCTTGAGATGTTGTTAAGGGCTTCCTGTTGGTCTGCGTTGGACAACTTTGCAAAGGACTTTGACGCTGCCTGTTTACCGGTCTTGCGTGGATAGATAGCCCAGAATTGGTCAAAGATTGCACAAGTGTTCTTTATCTCTTCTTTGTTTGTTATCTCTTCTTCTCTTATCTTATCTAATCTTATCTTATCTGCTTCCGTTTGCTTAGCACTTGCTTGGTTTTGCTTAGCACTTGCTTCGGTTTGCTTAGCACTTGCTTGGCTCTTTACTTCGCCCCCTTTACGGCCTGCATCCCTCCTTCTTTCGCTTAGCCTGTTAAGGTCCTCCATCTGCAAATCAAGAAATTCGATGCGGATTTCTTCGCCTTCGGTCTTGATGATTTCGGACTCAATTAGTTTTTGAAGGAGGTCTTTGCCTATCTCAAGGCTTGCCTGATGGGCCGTAAACTGCCCATGTTTAACCCAGTAGAGTTGACAAATATGAATGAAGGCCCCTTGAACTTCAAAGGATTTGCGACTGATTCGTCCTGCGAGCCAATCGCTTGGGGAGTGTTTGTACCAACTGTTTTCCATGGTAAAAAAAAACCCCGACTGATTCCAGCAGCCGGGGCAGGGGTTAGAGAATGAACCCTTTATCGGTAGCACCATTTGGCTGGAATTACAAATGGGCTATGTATGTAAATGTAGTACGCCTGCAAATTTACACTAAAAAGGCATATCACCGTCTTGGGGTGCAAAATTTCCACCGCTGGTCTGCTGCTGCATCGGCTCTACTTTACCGCTGATGAACCGCTTGCCGTTGGATTCCTTGACCCACCCAGAGAGGCGCATCTTGGTTCCATCGGGAAGGACCACGTCGCCCCGGTAATCCGGGCGTTTCGGGTTGTCGCCCTTATCGTTGGCGAAGAGAGTGAAGGTGTTGGGTTGGGGGGTGTAACTCATGGTTGGGGGTTGTAAATGGTTGGGGTTGGGGTTTCGAGTTTGTGATAGTACGATTTGGTTACTCCGACATAGCCGGAATTTAGGAGGTCGTGCAGCACCCGGTAGGTGTAGCGTT